ATGAAACTTATGAGTTTATTCCTTACTTTAGCCAAGACTTTGGAACTGCAGGTTCTTATAATGAATATAGATCAAGGGTACAAGGGTTTGGAAGTAACTTTAATATGGGTAAATTAAATGATGTTGGTTCGGGTGCGTACGCGGCCACGCTCCACACGCTCGACGTCGCGAAGAAATCGTATAAGAAAACATTCTTTAATTACGATTCAGAAAACCCTAAAAAGATAAACAAGAATAAACCTTTTAGTGATAATCAAAAAGTATTAGATAGAGCATTAGGAGATTTAAAAGAAGCTAAGAATTATTATATATCTTTAAATAGTGAAGCTTATCCTTCACATAAAAATTATCATGCTCCAGCTTTTACAACTTTACTAAAAGCAGAATCACATTTACAGACACTAGCATTTAATACGCAAGACATACAATTAAATGGTGATTTTGGATTAACTGTAGGATCTAAAATAAGTCTTAAAACAATTAAACCAACTACTATCGAAGATGCTGATTTAGCACCAGTTATGATTGATAAGTATATGTCAAGCGATTATTTAGTTACAAGGATAGTACATAGGTTCGATGATTTCTATAAAATGAGTGTGACAATCCAAAGAGATTCAAGTGAGGTAAGTGTCGATGCGTAAAGATATGTTTTTAGATGGTGAGTTTAATTGGTTCATTGGTGTAGTCGAGGATGTAATAGATCCTAAGAAAAGAAATAGAGTAAAGGTAAGATGCTTTGGTTACCACACAGATGATAAAGCAATATTACCAACAGCCGATTTACCTTTTGCTACAGTTATGATGCCAACTACTTCTCCAAGCGTAGATGGTATTGGTATGAACCACCAACTGTTAACTGGTTCATGGGTAATTGGATTCTTTAGAGATGGTCCAAGTGCACAAGATCCTATTGTTATGGGAAGTATGGCTTCTTTCACAGAAGAAGCACCAGACACAAGTAAAGGTTTTACAGGTGAATTTGGTATAACTGCAGGTCAAGAAGATAATCCAATAGAGGTAGATGCAGATAATAAAAACCAGGTTATAAAAACTGTTAGCGGACATTTAATAGAATTAGATAATACTTTAGATGCAGAAAGAATAAACATTAAGCATGGTAAAAATACATCCACACTAAATATAGACCAAGATGGAATTACTATACTCCAAAGCACGGGTATTGCTACAGAAGAAGAGGAAGCTAAGACTCATACACTAACTTTAAACCCAAAAGAGAATACAGTTAATTTATTACATAGTTCAGGTACAACTATTAATATATCAGATACAGGTAGCGTAACGATAGACGCATTTGATGATGTTGTAAGCATAGATGGAAATACAACAATCACAGGAACATTACACGTAACTGGGGCACAAACAAACGATTCAACGATTGTTGCAACAGATAGTATAACAGGTAAAGAGATAACATTAGATACACACGTTCATACAGGAGATAGCGGAGGTAAGACCGGAACTCCTGAGTAATAACGTATAAATAGATATATGGCAACTAAAACATCACCTTTAATTCAATCAGATTGGTCTATAAGCGGCGATATAAAGAAGTCTGCGGTAGTTAGTAAAAAAAGAGGTCATCGAGATTTAGATTTAAGTTTAACGTTACATCCAATCCGAAAAGACATTAACGTATTAAAAGATGATAATGCTATAAAGAATGCTGTTAAGAACCTTTTAATTTCTAACGCATTTGAAAGACCGTTTCAGCCACAGCTTGGAGCTAATTTAAGAGGATTATTATTTGAACCTGCTGATGCTATAACAAAAATAGCTATTAAAGAAAACGTAAAAAAGGTTATTACTGATTTCGAACCAAGAGTACAAGTATTAGGAATTGGTATAAACGATTTATCTGATCAAAATGCTTACAGGTTAACGGTTAGATTTTTAATAAAAGAAAATGATACAGATGATACTGTAGAAATATTACTAAGAAGGTTAAGATAAAATGGCAAGTAATTTAAAAGTAACGGAATTAGATTTCGACCAAATAAAAACTAATTTAAAGAATTTTCTAAAATCACAATCAGAGTTTAATGATTATGATTTCGATGGTTCTGGCATGAGTGTATTACTAGATGTTCTAGCATATAATACACATTACAATGCAATGAATGCACACTTTAGTTTAAATGAAGCATTTTTAGATTCAGCACAGATAAGAGGAAATGTTGTTACGAGAGCTAAACTATTAGGATATGTTCCACGTTCAATATTAGCAGCAAGAGCAAAGGTTGATTTTGTTGTTAATGTTGCTGGTGAATCAGGAACTATACCTACAGCTCTTACGTTGCCAAGAGGAACAAAATTAAGTACTTTAAGTTCATCTGGAGAAGAATTCCAATATGTTGTTTTAGATAATCATACAGCAACTATATTAGATAATAAATTTACGTTCTCAGATATAGAGATAGCAGAAGGAACATTTAAAACTATAAAATATAGGGTTGATAACGATATAGAAAACCAAAAGTTTCAACTATCTGATTTTGATGCGGATACTTCTACATTAAGAGTTCGTGTTCAGGATAACGAAGAAAGCACAGCATTTGACATTTATACAAAATTTGAATCTTTAAAAAATGTCGATGAAACAACAAAGACATATTACCTACAAGAAAATTCTAATGAATTCTTTGAAATATATTTCGGTGATGGTGTGACAGGATTTAAGCCTATTAATAATAACATTGTTACTTTAGATTATATATTTACAAATGGAAAAGATTCTAATGGTTCTGGTAAAGCAGTAAATTCAACCGACGGATTTAGTATGGTAGATAATATTGGTGGATTTTCTAGTATTACAGTCACAACAAAAAGTTTATCTGCAGGTGGCGTAGATGCAGAAACAACAGAAAGTATTCGATTCAATGCACCATTAACATTTACTTCACAAAACAGAGCAGTTACATCTGATGACTATTCTGCTATTATTAAAAAATCATTTAGTAATATAGATTCTATTTCTACTTGGGGCGGTGAGGATAACTCTCCACCTGATTATGGTAAAGTTTACATAGCAATTAAACCTCTTACAACTACAGTATTAACAACTGCGGAAAAGAATAATATTAAAGATACAATATTAAAAGGTAAAAACGTAGTTAGTATTACTCCAGAGATTGTAGATCCTAATTTTACTAATTTAGAATTAGATGTATTCTTTAAATATAATCCAAACTTAACAGATAGGTCTGCTTCAGATTTACAATCCGTTGTTAGAGATACTATATCAGATTATAACTTTAATAACCTAAATAAATTCGACGGTGTATTTAGACATTCACAATTAACCCGTGCAATAGATAATGCAGATCCATCAATTCAAAATAGTACTGTTAGACCTCGCATGTTCCAAAATATAGCAGCAACAACAAGTACAACTACAAACAATTTTGAATTAACATTTACTTCACCTTTCTTCCAATCAGGCGATTCAACTAAATTTATATTATCTTCAACAGCATTTAAGATTAATAACGAAGATCATTTCTTTGGTGATGTACCTATTACAGGTTCTAGTAAAAGAACAGTTATAGTTTTTAAAGTCGTAGGTGGAGAAAATGTAACAGTTATTCCAAATGCAGGTGAAGTAGATCCAGACAATGGAAAAGTTTCTTTACATAGTTTTGCCCCATCAGCAGCAACATCTATCCGAATAACCGTGGTACCTAATTCATTAGACTTAGCACCAAAAAGAGATCAATTACTTTCTATTGACAATACAAGGGTTACAATTACACCTGAAGTTGATACAATATCAGTAAGTGGATCAGCTGGTTCAATCACATATCAAACTACACCAAGACTTAAATAATGTACGATAAAGAAAACAGCTCTCCTGGATACGTCGAAACCGTAGCTTCTTCTAAGAAGAAAACGAAAGAGCATGTTAATTTTAAGCAATTAGTTCCAGCACATATATTAGAAAACTCATCTAAGCTTGAAGCTTTACTAAAATCATATTACACATTTATGAATATGGAAGAGTTTATCTATCAGCAGACTAAAGTATTTACAGATGTGGTTCTAGATGGTAAAGCCGTATTTAGAATATCAGATCCAGAAAATAATAACGATGAATTTTTTACAGATGAAAATGGTACTGAATCTACATTGATTGTTACTGCAGCAGATGGAACACAAACAGTTATTACCTTAGATACAACTAACGTTTCTATAACAAATGGTAACGAACTACCTGGAACTTTAGCTAATCAAACATCAGAGGTTGGTAAAACATTTACAGTTATAGGATTAACTTCACACAATACTAAAACAGCAACATTAACTACAGTGGTTAAAAACTGGGTTGGCCCAGGACCTTCACAAGTTATGAATACGATTGAAGAAGCTATGGACATAGATCAAAACGCTTCTAACTATTTAGAATTCATGCAAAAAGAAATAGCAGCTGCTATTCCGAGAAACGTAACAGTTAATAAAAGAAATTTATATAAACAAATAATTGATTTTTATAAGCTAAGAGGAAGTTCTGATTCTATAGAAATATTTTTTAGATTATTATTTAATGAAGAGGTAGAAGTAGAAAGACCGTATGATGATACACTTATACCTTCATCTGGTAATTTTGATACCAGCCAAGGTAGATATTTAGATAATAAAGGATTCTTATCTGATAAAATTTTTATTCAGGATAGTTTAAGGTATCAAAGATTTAGTTACTTAATTAAAACTGGTAAAAACGTTTCTGACTGGGCAGATGCTTTTACAAGATTAGTTCACCCAGCTGGTTTTAAATTCTTTGGAGAGATTTTACTATTATTAAACTTTGTTAATGTTGGTACAATAAACGACAAGAAGATGTTAAGTACACTGGCCAGATTATTTTCTGCAATGCCAGGTATACAACCAGGTGTAATTGGAGTTGAAGATATACCATTATTGGTAGAAATGTTTGCTTCAGCATTTACACCACAGGTCACAGCAAAAATTCACAAGAGTGCTACACTCTCAACTACACTAAAGAATGGGGTTATTCAGGCTGCTAGTATTCAAACTGCAGGTTCTGGTTATCTTTCAGCACCAACTTTAGAATTCGGAGATGGTGGGAGTGGACAAACAAATCCAACCGCTACAGCAACTATTGCAAATGGTGAAGTTACGGGTATAACTTTTACAAACGGCGGAAAAGATTTTCAATCGCCAACTGTAACATTTTCTGCACCACCAGATATAACATTTAATGGTTCTAGTTCTTCTGTTGTAAACGTTTCTAATAATAGAATAACTTTAACTGCACCACAAGCAGCAGCATTTCAGGTAGCTGATCAATTAACATATACAACTACTGGTGGAGCAATTGGTGGATTAGTTAGTGGAACAACATATAAAGTTTTAGCTAAAGTAGGAAATGCAATTTCATTATCACTAACAACTGACAACGTAGAAATCGATATTGATGCTTTAGGTACTGGAACAACACATAAATTTAAAGGACAAACAGCTACAGCAACATTGAGCTTAGTACAAGGAGTGGTTGAATCAGTAGAGGTAGTAGAGCCTGGGTTTGGATATACTTCTGCACCAACTATTACAATAAGTGGAACAGGTACTTCTTTAAGTAACCCAGTTATTAGTTTAAATCTTTTACCGAATTCAGGTGGACAAGTAGATAAAGATAATATCACTATTACTCAGCCTGGATCCGGGTTTGACAATATATTTTTAACCCCTTCTGCAAATCCAAATGTGGGTAAAATATCAACTATAAATATAGTAGAAGGCGAACCTAAAGAATATAGAGTAGCTCCAACGTTAATAATAGATGCTCCAACTGCGACAGATGTAGATGGTAATTTATTAGGTACAAACGTACAAGCAGTTGCAACATTAACTTTAGATGGTAATAAAAACATAAGTGGATTCAATCTTTCACAGGCTGGACAAGGTTATGTTGTTGAACCACAAGTAAGGTTAGGAAGTGCAGTTCATAATGAAATACGTGCAAAAGACATACAAGATATATTAATCTTACTCTTAAACCACAAATCAGATATAAGCGGTACTCTTGATGAAAATAATCAATTTGGATTAAAAAGTCCATTTGAAGGAAAAAGAGTATATGATAATAACAGTAAAATAGAATTTTTTGGGTCCACACAAATACAAAACTTGGGCTCAACTAGTATAAATAGATATAACGTGAATAGTTTTATTCACATAGATTAGAGGAAACGTAAAATGACAGCAATAGTCACATCAAAATTTAGGACAGTAAATGCTGAAAACTTTAAGGACGACGTCGGATCGAATAGCGTATATGTAGCTATTGGTAAGCCTGATGTTTGGTCTTTAACAACTTCAGACGTAACTGATACTACACCATTCACACCAAACGATCATATAGATGATGAAGGAGAAGCAAGAGCTAACTTTATGGCCATGCAGAAAATATCACCTACTGATATTACTCACGTCGTACCAAGATGTGACTGGGAAACTGGTCTATCTTATGTCGCTTGGGATAGTAATGATGGTTCAATATTCGATAAAAAATTCTATGTTATTACAACAGAATTTAAAGTTTATAAGTGTATCGTAAAAGGCGCAGGTCCATCTACTGTACAACCTACACAAACATTAACTCCACCAACTGCAGAGTCAGATGGTTATGTGTGGAAATATATGTATACATTATCAGTAGCTGATTCAGAAAAATTCCTTACTACTTCTTTCTTACCGATCAAGACCGTTTCCCTTGGTGGACAAGGAATAGTAGCAGGAGCAGTTTCTTCTAGCGCAACTGTTATACTAACAGAAATTAATCCTAAAATAAAAACTGGTATGAAAGTGTCAGGTACAGGAATCTCTGGAACACCAACAGTTGATGCTATTGCAGGTTCTAAACTTACTCTTTCAGCAGCACAAAGTATTTCAGATGCTACTGTATTAACATTTGAATATGCAAACGATGCAGCTGCAGAAGCTGCTTTATCAGAAGCTGATTTTGCACAATTCTTAAACCAAAAAGCTTCATCACTCCACGCAAATGTAGCAGGTATAGAAAGAATAGAAATTAGTGATGGTGGTGGAGATTATTCTTCTGCACCAACAGTAACAATTACTGGTGATGGATCAGGAGCAACAGGAACAGCAGTTATGAGTGGTTCAGGTTCAACTCAAAGCGTAGCTAGTATTACAATCAACAATAAAGGTTCAAATTATACATTTGCAGATGTAACTTTCTCTGCAGGTTCAGCAGTAGCTAATGCCACAATCGCGCCAAAAGGCGGGCACGGAGTAGATCCTGTATCAGAACTAGGTGCATTCTTTGTAGGTATTAATACACAATTAACTGGCTCTGGTGGATCAGGTAATGATTTAACAACTGGAAATGATTTTAGACAAATCTCATTAATTAAAAACCCAACTAATCATGGATCAACAACAATAGCAAGTGCATCTACATTGCAAGCTATGAGTTATTTACAATTTGCATCTGGAGTTAACGTAGCATTATTCCCAATCGATGCACTTATGACAGGCGGAACATCTGGGGCAAAAGCTTACGTAGTTAGAGTAGATGCATCAAGTGGATATGTTTACTATACACAAAATAGTAAAACAGGATATGGAATATTCCAAAATGGTGAAACCGTAACTACAAGCCCAGCTGGCGGATCAGGTGCATTACACGGTTCAGCCGCAAATGGTAATCCAGAAGTTGCAAGAGGTTCAGGAGAAATGCTATTCTTAGAGAATAGAAACCCAATCAACAGAACAGCTACACAAATTGAAGATATAAAAGTTATAATTGAATTCTAATTATAAATATTAGAAATAGGTAAAAAATATGGCAACAACAAAAGTTAGAAACTATAACATCACACCGTACTACGACGACTTTGATGAAACTAAAAATTATCATAGAATATTATTCCGTCCTGGATATGCTGTACAAGCAAGAGAATTAACACAATTACAAACAGCACTTCAAGCCCAAATAGACAGATATGGACAATATGCTTTTAAAGATGGTTCAAGAGTATTAGGTGGTAAAGTCACAGTAAATGTTAATTACGATTTTATAAAAATTAAATCATCTTTTACACACAGTGTTGGTGGTAGTTTAAATAGTGATGATTACCTTTCAGATCTTTTAGGATCAACTATTACTGGTCTTGGTAATAGTGGAAACCAGGTTTCAGCAAAAGTAATAGGATTCGAAACAAAAACAGATGCATCAAATCCAAATACTCTTTATATTAAATACGAAAATGCAGGTGGGGCAAATAAAGATGTTAAAACATTTGCAAACGGTGAAGAGTTTACTTCTGCATCAAATACAGTTTCAGGAACAGTTAGACACGGTGAGTTAGAAGCTTCAAATGCTACAGGTACTGGTTCTATAGTAAATATAGAACAAGGTGTTTATTTTATAGCTGGTACATTTGTTTTTGTAGAAGCTGGATCTTTAATTTTAGATAAGTATACAAACACACCTAGTTACATTGTTGGTTTATCTGTTAACGAACAAATTGTTGATTCAGATACTTCTGGACATTCAGCCTTAGTAGATAATGCCCAAGGCACTCCAAACTTTGCCGCACCAGGTGCAAACAGATATACTATAGAAACTAGTTTAGTAAAAGAACCTTTAGCGTTAGCTTCAAGATCTACTGCACAATATGTTCCATTGGTTACTATAACAAATGGTAAAGTTCAGTTTGATAAGACAGATAAAAATAACGATGCAGCTTTAGGTAGAAGATTAGCAAGAAGAACATTTGAAGAATCTGGTAACTATGCGGTATCACCATATGAATTAAATCTTAAACAATATTTAGATGATACTACTAACTTTGGATTTAAAACAACTGCACAAATTATAGCAGATGGCGATGCAGGAAATACTTCTGCAGCAACGACATTTGGTAAAGATAGATTAGCAGTTGGTGTAGAGCCATCTGTATCATACGTAAAAGGTTTTAGAAACGAAAACTTTGCTACTAAATATGTCACAGTAGAAAAACCAAGAGATGCTACAGCAACAAACGAAGTTAATAATGCTTCTACAACTATCAAATTAGGAAACATCATTAGATTAAATAACGCTACAGTTTCTGGTATACCTGATATTAATAATTTTACCCCAGTCAATTTGTTAAACCAGGCTGGTTCTAATATTGGAACATGTCGTGCAAGAGGTATGGAACAACCAACTGCAGGTAGTTCTGGATTTACAGAATTATATATCTTTGATATAGCAATGACAGGGGGAAATTCTTTTAGTAGT